AAAGTTTTCCACGCTGTCGGCGTATTGTTTAATCGCAGTCCAAGGTATAGGAGTCATACCGAAACCCGGAACTCTACAAGAAGATAGGTCTTGGAAAGCCACGATGAAGGAAGCTACGGCTTGGTTAGAGATGTCAGGCTTATCTAGTAGTGCTTTAGGTGGCGGTTTCCCTTGTTTAGCTAGGAACTCCGCCGCTACTTCAATATCAGGGTTGTTTCTTGACCACAAAATGTAGTCGACAACTACTTTCCCAACTTTTTAGCTTTAGTGTAAACTACTTCGATTGACTCATTGATATAGTTTTCCGCTTTACCTGCGGCGGCTACCATAGCGTCTAACGGGCTGATACCCAGTAATTTATACACGGCCTCAAAGAACTTTTTCACGTTCGCGGGTGTACATTCTACATCTTCGCCTTTATCGTCTTTGATGCCTTCCCAGTCCGCTACCGCGATATTGGAAAGAACGGCGATATAATACTCTGCTAAACTGTCTTCCGAGTTTACGTCTATCTTATCCAACATCTCTTTATTGTCAAGGTAGAATTTGTTGGCTTTTTTATTCACCATAGCGTTGGTGCAGTTTAATCTAAAAACAGGGTATTTGTCATCGGACTTAAAATATTTGAAAACGAACTCTCTGGTATTATCTTTATTCTTTAATTTCAAGTGGTTAAACATTTAATAGCCTTTTGTTAAGTTAAATTTGGGTAGCGGCGGAGTTAAACCGCTACCCGTCTCGGTAATCACTAGAGTTCCGTATCCTGTAAAGGAGAAGAGAAAATAGTGATAATTGCAGAAGAACCGAACTTGCTATCTGGGAAAGAGGTGGACGTGAAGTTCAGCTTAACGAATTTGTTTTCTTCCAGCTCTACGCTGTCGTCTTTCAAAGTAAACTCAGGCAAGTCGATGGCAACTGCACCGTCAGGGGAGTTTAAGATGAAGTCAGCAGAGAGAGTCTCGTTATTTCTAACCGCGTCGATAACCAACGGGTTAGTGAACAAGCTCTTCATAGTCGCTGAAATAGAAATCGGAGCGGGGGAGATATCATAAGGGTTTAACTGCCCGATAATATCTTCTTGCGCCATCGCGTTGTCAATATTGAACTGAATGTCAGTCACTAAAGTGCTTAATACGTCTTCATTCAACTTAGTGACTCGCAAACGCTTAACCGAAGCGGCCGCGCTCATAGAACTGTCTTTAGTCGGTAATTGCGAGTTAATAGCTCCGGATTTTAAAACAGTTGTTGAATTTTCACGATCCAAGCAAAGGAAGTTGTAGGTGATATTGCCTAAAGCCGCCGCAGTCAAGCTGAAATTCAGCGAGCTAGGGTAGCAACCTTTTTGATAATAATAGACGGGGGTGTTACCGGCACCTAAAGTAGGATAGGTAGACTGAATCTGGTACGTCTCTCTCAAATAGTCAGGATCGTCGATAGGTAAGTTTAAAACCATTTGACCTGTGCTGATGTACACATCGGTCGGGAAAGTCACGGTTCTTCGTAATCGAGAAGAAATCTTGTCCAAACGCAAAGTATTACCCACAATGTCAGTAATACGAGCATACCCGTAGCTGTCGTCGTTAGCAGTGTTATTACCGCCGCCGATAGCCACACCTGAGCCGTTGTCAATTCCAATCTGGATCATTTGACCTTTTTTGAAGCCGGCGGTTGACCAGTTGAACGCCGAGTTACGATCTAAAACAGCTGTTTTGGTCAAAGCGTTGTAAGTCCATACCGGCTTCGTACCGATAGCACCTACACAACGAATACCCATGTACTCAAGCACCGCTCCGCGTTTAACGTTAGTGGCTTCCGTAACGTACGGAGACGCACCAACTTGGAAAGTTAATTCAGTAGCGGAGATTGGTACAACGGGGGAAGTCAATATCTTAACACCGTTGTTAATCGGGTTTGAGAAGTTTCTAGCCATGAACACCCGCTCGGTAGTGGCATTACCTGCGGAGGCTAATTTAGCCGCTTGTGAGGCAGTTATAGCCGGTACTTGATAGCGGAAAGTACCCGGAGTTGTAGTGTCGTTCACGCCGGTAGAAGATATATACATATCACGGTTATTCGCACGGCAGTGCATCAACCCTTCGATAAAGTACTGCATAGAAGCGATAGTGGCAGGTACTTCACCTTCTGCAGTAGCGTTAAGGCTTACAGGTATTTCTTTCAACTGTTGACGAGTTTTAGAAATAACGTTAGGGCGCTCTTTATTGACCGTACTATTCACGTTGAAGTTAGAAGACGTAGGCATATCTTTCCACAAAGTTGAGGGTACTCCGGGAGCTGTTTCTACGCAAAAAGCATAGCTTATCTCATTGGTTCTTACGGTGGGCATCTCAATGTCCTTATTTAGTTAGGTAGTGATTAAATTCTAATCGTGCTAAAGCCGAAAAATAACGCTCATCTTCTCGGAAAGATACCGAAGAATTGGTGAACATAATTTCAGGGCTTTGAAAATGTTTGCTTTCAAATAAGTCAACCGCAAAGTTAACTTGGTCAGAACATATCTTACTTCCTTTTGTGAGTAAAGTAAACACTTCTATGAAAAAAGTGCCTCTATATTCGTGTTTTCTGAACCCCTCCGGAGCTAGAGTAATTTGCTTACCGTTGTCTAAAGATAGTGAAAGTCTTACCCAGTCTGTATTAGGCGCATCATGTTTTTCATTAGGTAATACTATATTACTGTGGAAAGTCCAGTTGTCTATTAAGTGTTTGAACACTTTCAAATTGACCGCTGTAATATCCAACTACTTATACCTTGAAACGATTGAGGCTATGAAACCAGCCGGGGCTTGTGTAGATTTACCTTCTTCAAGCTCTTGCAGATATGAAGCGTTGTTCGCAAATGAAAAGCTAGTTACCGGAGAACCTAGAAAGGAATTGAAAGAGGCTAGAGACATCGCTTCGGCTTGCGCCACTTCAGCTTTACTCGCAGTTGGTTTTAATGTTGCTACGGAGGTTGCGCCGAAGGGGTGGAAAGACCAGTTACCGCGAGCAAAACCTGTTTTCTTCGGTGTTTCACGCACCAAGTCGTTCAGCATCTTGCTCGCAGTTTCTTTAACGTGTTTCTCAAACTCTTTCATTATGAAGTTCAAATGCGTACACCGATGTTTCGGCAAGCAATTAGTTTAGCCATGGTTCTATCGTCCAGAGCTTGTGTAACCTCTGATCCGGCGGCGGCTTGTTCACCGTTAATGGTGACATCACGTAGCCAGATAACTCTGTATTTTACTGAAGAAGTAGCCGAAACTACTTCCTCTTTCACGGGTTCCTGCCCGTCTTTCTTTGCCATTACGCGATGATATTCGTGAAGTAGTAGGCTAAAGAATTATCAACCATCTTCTGATCGAAAGACATGAAGTAGTTGATGCCGTAAGCTCTACGATCCTGCGCGTAGTAAATATCAAACGCATTACCCGTTTTTTGCGGGTCGAGGTCGATATAACGCGAGGTGTTGATGAACGTGATACCCGGGGTTACGGACATCAGGCTGATTCTTTCCGGAACGTAGATCAATAACGCTTGCGAGTTCAAATAGAAGTTCGTAGCGTCAGCAAGACCGACATCATTCGGGTTGAACACCGCTTCACCTACAATGATCTCATTAACGTCCAATTTAGCCGCTAATAGAGCACGGGTGGAGATAGCCGGACGATCAATAGTAGCACCGCCGGAGATCAACTCAACTACGTCCGGGTGACGCAATAAAGCATCATACACGCGAGGAGCCAAAACCAGTTTATTCGGCTTTTTACCTGTACGAGCTTGCACGAAACGGATACCGAATTTTACATCTTCAATAGGTCTGGAGTTGACGTTAGTCCACTGCAAAACTTTATTGTTAACGCCGGTTACGTCAGCCGGGTTGAAAGAAACTGAAGCGGTAGCATTACCGTCAGCAACATACGCCCAAGTAGAACCCGGGTTTCCGGTAGCGGGCATGAATTTATTGACAAACTCGCTCTCACGCTTCAACAATCCTTTACCTGCGAGGTATTCGGCACGATCTTGGATAGCCCCGTTAGTACCGCCTGTACGAGCAGACGCATCCATATCCGCTAAGAATACGTTCAACAAATCTTGGCTGAAAATATCGGAAACGGAAAACTCTTTAGTCGTGAAGGTCGCTTTAGCTTGACCGGAATTGATTCGGTTAGGAACCGTATTCGGCGCATGCTCTTTCATCTCGTCGCGCATGAAATCCGCTTTCGAGTTGGTCATATATTCGCCTGAAACAGCGTCAGTCTTATAGACCGGGAATACTCTATCGGCGATGAAGTTTTCAGCGTCTTGCATGAACGCTGTGGAGAAATCGGATAACAAACGTTGGGTGGCAACGAGGTTAAACGGGATTCTCTCTATGGCTGAAGTGGTCATTTATTTCTTTCCTTATTTAGAAATTCTACCGAGGGATACGAGTACCGGTTGACCGGCGGCTGAAGCGGCGGAGAGCGCAATACCCACGCCTGATACGTTGGCGGGTAAAGCGGCGGCGTTGGCTACCGCAACAACACGACCTGCAGTCGTAGTCGCGTGGACAATGCTACCTGCGGTGATAGCCGCGTCGGCAATCAAGTGCATATCGCCTTGTAATTGAGCTACCGTAACGGCGCGACCAACTGTGGATACGTCCGTGTTGGGGGCAAAAGAGAGTACGCCAACGGCGGAATCTGTAGAAGCGGTAGTACGAACCACACGACCTGTACCATCCACGCGGACTAACAGTCCTACCGGGTTGGCAACGGCCGAAAGGTCTTCCCCGGCGATGCGGGGTATATTAACGATGGAGTTAGTCATATTAGTTTCCTTGAGTCAAAGAATTAAAATATTTTTGAGCCGCTTCGGATTTATCCGCGCTTAACCAAATCATTGTTCTGGCTTTTTCAACCGAGATGTTCTTCTTTTTAGCTAAAGTTTCAGCTTCTTTGAAGAAAGCCGTTTCCAAATCTTCCGGATCGCCGGAGAGTTCATCTTTAGTTTTAACACCAATTTCTTTAAACTGCTGTGCGACTAAACCGTTCTGAGCCGATAAGGACTCCATAACGTTATTACGAACTTCAGCATTTTCAATAGAAACAACCGCACGAGCTAACTCTTCCAACACGGCATCGCCACCGGGTAAGTTGCTCAGCTTTTCTTTCATAGCGGCTACGCTATCGTTGATTTCTTTTTCTTTAGCGGCTTTAGATAAAGCGTCACGCTCTTTTACCATGGTAACTAACTCTTCACTATCGGAAGCGAAGTAGTCCTTACCTGAAAGCGAGGTGTATATAGCTTTTTCAGGGTTTTTCAAAGCGTTTACTTGAGCTTTTAAGTTCAAGATTTCCGCTTCCTTGTCTGCAACAGCCATACTTAACTGCTCGACTTGGTTATTTTGTTCTGTCATTTGGTCGTCCTTCTTGTTTAAGCAAGTTTTTACCTGAGCCAGCTCATCAGCAGGATCAGAAGTTAAAGAAATCTCTAATAGTTCAACGTCTTTATAGTTAAACTTTTTCATCTACCTTCTCCGCTCTATACATAAAACCTACCGAAAAACCCGGTAAGGCTTCCATTTTTACGTCGCTGAAAACAGCAACGTCGTTAAGCTTTATACCTACGATCAAACCCGTTTTATCAACAGGCATACCGAAAGTATTACCAAGCTCTTGAGTTAAAGGAAAAGCGAAAAGTATTCTTCCGCACGGAGCCGCCCATGAATCATGCTCAATATAAACAGGTCTGTATTCCTGCTCCATGAGCTTAATCGACGCTTTAAGCATTACATCTTCAGGGAAATGTCCGCCTTTTGAATTATAGTGGGGTTCCCCGTTTACATTACAAATAAAAGCATAGCCGAAAACTATTCCTAGCTCTCGGTTCATACTTAATGTTTCAATCTGTAAAGTATCCAAAAGTATAACCCTTTATAAGTCGATAAGATATATAATACTTTAGGGGGTGGCGGGTGTCAACAACTTTTTATTACTAATCTTTAGTTATTGTTTCCCTGATGAGCCGAAGCCGTTTTCGCCTCTTTCGGTGTCTGTGACGGGTTCAGGTAGTGGAGCAAGCTCTTTATATACGCGAGGAGCTATCTCGATAAGAACCGCTTGTGCTATGCGTTCGTAAGGTTCTATTAGGTAGTCTTTTTCGGATAGATTGAAAAGACATACTTTTACTTCCCCTCGGTAGTCATTATCGACTGTACCTAGGAAAGTGGTTATACCGTGTGAAAAAAGCAGACCTGATCGAGGGCGTATCTGCAGTTCTAATTCAGGGTTGCCGAAGCCTCGAATCTTGATACCGGTAGGTACTGTGATAAACTTAGAGGGGGCAAGCATGAATGGCTTCTCTATGCGTGCGCGTAGGTCAATACCTGAAGCGAGTTTGGAACCCGCTTTAGGCGCACAGTTTTTATCTATTAATTCGTAATAAAGAATTTTACTTATCCTCCGAGTATTTATGAGCTAGGGTCGCGTATCCGACTAAATCTTTAACGCTGTCTGCGTGGTTAGGGTTAGCGGTTAAGCGAGCCATTTTTAAATCCATCATCATTATACATACCGTACGCGGCGAGATTTCGCTACCTAAAAGTTGCGACCAGCGTTTAGCGATCCGCTCCGGAATGTCGTCCTCTCCGTATTCTTCAAGACGTTGTTTTAAAACATCGTCAACGCTTTCGAGGAAAGACTGCTCTGCCATAAAATACTCCATAAGGTCTTTGGCTTTTATTTTCGTCGCTATTTCGTGGTGTTTGTATATTATTACTTCATCTTCGGGGGAGGCAAAAGCCACGTATATTTGGTCTAGGATGTAGTTTACTGACATATGGTCAACGTGGAAATTTATACCTGTTTTAGGGTGGGTTATACGATATTTTCTGCTGTCCCATTCTAACTCCGCCCAAGCTTCAGGGAAAATTAATTCAAACGGTTTTTCTTCTTTAAAAGCCATGTATATCCCTACTGTGTACGCATTGGCTTTATATACAGGCTTACCCTCGTGAAATATATAAACCCCTTCGTTCTCATCGGTAAACCATACCCTAGTTGATCCATTATCTAAAACATCGACGTTATCGTAAGGTACGATTATATAACGCCCTGATTCGGGGTTTTTAACCTTCCAACGCTGGGTATCGTCATCGTATGCCGCCCAACCGGAGGAAAAAGTAATAGTGAACCTATAGTTTCTCATTTTTCATGAACTCTACTTTTAAAGTTCTTTCTAAATTCTGTGCTACTCGAGCCGAGAATATATCCAGCACCCCGTTGATTTCCTTAAGCGTATGTATAGGCGGAGCTTCCGATTTACTCATTGCTTTGAAGGTCTTCAACACATCTTCAGCCATAGCGGCTGTTTCGAGGTCGTTGAAGACCACCTTGCGAGGTACCACCGAGTATTCAAGCAGTAGATTCTGCATGCGTAATTGTGTGGATTCTTTAGATGGTGCAAGCAAGATGTACTCCGGCTCTTGGGTATACTCACAAAGCATTTTAATAATCTCCTATAATACTACTGTATTAAAAGCAAAGAGCGTGCCTAAATTTCTTCAATCAAATAATGAGTGTATAAAATATCGGTGCTATCTATGCGCGTCAGGTACATAACGTCATCTGCGAGGTCGATAAAATAGTTACCTTCGTAGAAACGAGCCGGTAGCCGAATATACGAAGCGTTATTTTTATTATATAGCTTGTAGTCTTTTACAGCTTCCGAGCGGCGTAATAGAAGATCGGTTAAAATGATTGAATCCAAATTTACACCACTCTACAAGTTACTGTTGCGTCTGCGGGGTCGATATTAGTAGCTTGAATTATATAGGTACGACCTCCTATAGTTATCTCATCACCGGGTACAGGCTCCTGGCTTATGGAGTTGCGTAATACCAATACAGCTTTACCTTTATAGGTGATGCCTTGTTCGTTCGTAAATTCTTTCTCTGTTATTACACCTTCAAAAGGTAGGATAATGAAAGACTGCGTTAAACCCCCCAAAGGATCGCTAGGGTTGCGCGTAGAGTTAGTGATGCGTTTAACGGTGCCTTTTTGTAGTTTATCCTTAAAAGCGGAGTAAATAAGCCCGGCGATATCTTGATTAAATAGCAGATATGTAAATCGTTGCAGTTTATTAGACTTGAAACGTCCTTCTTTCTTTTATCGCCATTAGGGGGCAGATTTTATTATCTATTTTAGTTATTTTTTCTAGTGACTTTGACAAATATTCAGCCATTTTTAATCTCCGACATATAAATTACTTGAGCGTCTACGTCTTTAGCGTACTGAATTTCGGCTTTTACGCCTTCAGAGCGATCCCAACCGGCTAAGTTGTCAAGCACCAAAACCGCATCACAAGCGTCTATCGTGTTAAAGGCGTGGTACTGCCAGTGCATAAAGTCGGTAGGTATCTTCTTATCGTGCTTTACGCTGTAATGAGCGGATAGGGGATTGATAAAAGTCCAATTAGGCTTGTTGACGTACAACCAAGCGAGGTTTTTCTCAAGCTCGGTTATGCGGTTCTCAACAGTTAGCGGATCAGGACTTCTGTAAGGGCAAGCTATGTAAACCAGCAATTTATCTATCCTCTATTCTGAAAAAGCCTTGCCATATTTGGTTAAAGGGTGATTGTATGTCCGACACGTTTGAAAAAGCCGCGCTACTAGCATTATAAGATGCGATAAAACCGCTTAACAATAGTTGAATCTGCTTAGCCGATCCTTTAAGCTCTTTACCTGCGTCGCCGTAGAAGTATTCCACCTCTACCTCACCGGCTTTCAGCTTTTTAGTAACAGATGTGGCGGTTGCGTATATGTCCGTGCTAGGTTCCGAAGCCAGAATTATCACAGCTTGCTCTATCTCTAACGGCACTTCCGTCGTGCTTATATACTGCGCTCCGGTACGGGGAAACTTATTAGGTTGAGAAGGGGTGGTCTTCTCACCCGAAAAGCTAAAGCCGTCTATAAGCCTAGTGGCGTTAATCAAAGCGGCTTTCTTTTGGTCTGCAGTAAGAGCCGACCAAGTAGCATATTGCGCGGAGGGGAGTAAGTAGTTATCCGCCTCAAGCACGCTAGCGTAAGAGATAAAGTTAACTCCGCTTATCGTAAGTGTTTGAATCGTCAGATATGTAAATCGTTGCAGTTTATTAGACTTGCAACGTCCTCTTTAGTGATGTTAATCGACAGATATGTAAATCGTCAAGTTTTTACTCCTAATAAGTCCCTTATTTCTTTTATCGCCGGGTCGTCAGGTAATAACGGCACCCCCGCGCTAGCTATGTCTTTCAAAGCTGATGTTACTTCGGCTACCGATTTAAACTTCGTATCGGAAGTGATAAGTTTAGGCATCTTCTCCTCCGGGAAGCCGTTAGCCAACCATATTTTACGGAGGAGGTGGTCCTGCACTGCGGAAGCTATCATATCAAGCAATCCGTCAGCCAACAAGAACAGCGATTTAGTCTTACTATCAGCCAAAGCGAAGCTACCTTCACGGTTTTCACCCAAGAGCATTTGCTCAACACCTAATATTCGAGCCATTTCACGGTTAATACGCATGATAGCCATAGCGATATCCGGTAAGCCCGTACCGCCTGACCGCAATAATTGCAGGTCGTATTGGTAGGTGGTCGAAGGTCGACCTGCGTCATCTTGAGTTTTATAGGTTGCACTATCCAGCAAAAGACCTGTATTGGTGGTCTTTCTTTGGTTCTTGATTAAGTCTTTAATAGGTTTAACCGCGTTTTGTATGTCTTGTTCGCTTGCTCCGCTATCATTCAGTGCTGATAGGGGGGCGCGACCGATAGGTATCCCTCGTAAGTCATTATCAAAACCGATAGCTTCCAGCTTCTCTAAATTAGCCAAGCGCAAAGCCGGTTCAACCAAATGCCTGAACAGCCCGACACCTTCAGGGGACGTGGTGAACCCGTTATTAACCACATATATGGTCTTGGCGATAGGTATCTCTAAATATTTACCGTCGATGTTCTGGATAGCGTGGCTTACATAGCCTTTGTCGTCCAGCTTCCATTTATGGATGGTATGTTGCGGACGATGCTTATACGCTTTGACGGCAAACAGACCGTCTCTTTTATGGAATACCACCTCTTGTACTGCAAAACCGAAGAATTTAGCCATAGCTAACCGCTCAACAGTATCAGCCCAAGTGCCTTCAGGTTTATTCAATATAATGTCTTCCGCCAAAGCGGCAAACTCACCGCTCTTGTCCGCTTCAGAGGGCGTGAAAGTCCATTTCGCTTGCCGAACCATACCGAGGAAGAAGTTCACCCCCGCAGAGACGATAGGCGTATTCAACAAGATGTTGTTGTACACCATATACTTGTTTAAGCCGTGCAGATAAGGCGACAGCTCTACGTCACCGTAGAAATAGCCTGATATATTACTGCGGTATGAACCAATCTCAGCCAAAAACGTAACTCCTATTGTGGGTAATATACATAGTAGCAAAAACCGTGCCGGAGGTCAATCAATATCGACGCTCATATTAAACGCCCCTACTTTATTCACCTTCTTTTGGGAACTCTCATGCGCGTATCGTAGCGCGTCGATCATATGATCCTCTTGTCTATCCGCCAATACGGGTAATATTTGCTCCGTGCGCAGATCGACCTTGTAGGAGTAAAATTTAAGCTCGTGTATCATATGCTCGCACCTAGGGTGGACGATTATTTTGCGGTCTTGCAACCAGACCACTCCGGCTTCTATAGACCCTGCGCCTTTTTTTGCCCCCCTAATATTAAACCCTCTCTTCTTAAGATAGGTTATGATCTCGGGTTTGTTGTTATCCGCCGTTATAAGTCCCTCTTTTATTCTCTTTACCCCGCCGAATATATCAGGCAGTTGCTCTATCGGGCAACCCTTAACCCATCGTTCATCTTGTATATAGAGTTTATTATCGTCAATAAAATAAGATTTAACCAATGTGGTGGGGTCTTTAGAAAACCCCCAGTCCACGCCAAAATACGGTATGGTTTCTTTAGCGATCTGTTCGTCGCAATCCGCCACCGACCAATTGTTAAACACCCGAGAAAGGGAGTTCTTTATGGTCTCGCCCTCCCACACGTTTAGGTATTTATCGTAGTTCTGCTCCATGTCGTAAAGACGAAGGTTGTTATTCATCTCCGTAAACCACGGATTATCGCGCCAATTAATCTTCTGCACCCAAGAGTTAGGCAGTCTGTTAACCACAAACTTTCTATACACAGGGTCATCGTCACGGTAAGGGTTGAAAGTCACCAGTAGTTCGGCACCGTCGTCTCTTATAGTAGGCAAAAGATAGTCGATAGAGCTTTGCGACATGTTTTCCGCCTCCTCCAGCCACACTAAACCGAGGTTGGGTATGGATTTGATGTTGGAGGGGTTTTGACGTAACCCGAAAAAGAAGATTTTAGAGCCGTTAGCTCCTTCAATACCGGTTTTCGTGATTTTAAAGAAGCCTTGCAGGTTCTGACGGTAGATTTCTTCTTTAAGCGTCTGCATTAATGAGTGCTCAATAGATTTCTCAAACTCACGAGCGCATAAGATACCTTTAGGGGAGGTCAAGGCCTTGTAGATGACATAAGTCGCCGCGCTCCGCGATTTAGCCGAGCCTCTTCCGCCATACATTACTTTGTAAGTATATTTATCAAATAAAGGGCGATATATTTCAGGGAGATTAATCTTCAGAAGGTGTCTCCAGGGCTTTAGGAGCCATAAATTCAATTGTTATTTTATCCGGAGTGGTCGAAAGCTCGTTAACCCGGGCGCGATCCTCTTCCCGAGCGGTCTTGACGAAGGTGTCAAATAAGGCGATCAGTAATTTATCGCTCTTTTCGTAAATCATTTGCGGGATCGGTTGCCCGTCTTCGCCTAAGATCAAGCCGCCGTCTTCATGGCGTTGGTACATAACCTCACCTTTATAGGTTAAAACCTTCGGGGTGCCTTCTTTAGCGCGTTTTATCATCTCTATTTGAATAGAGGCGAAGAAAAGTCGCTCCGCTTCGTCTAAAAGATGCTTAAATTCAGGGCGGCTATTGAGAGCGTCCCAGTCTTCATGGTTAATACCGGCTTGAAAACGAGCGGCGTGTTTATCGCCATACTCCCTGAAAAAAGCGAGAAATGACCGTATTTTATGTTCAGGGACGTTATAAAGCTCGTTATTTGACATATGAGGCTATTATATAAGGGGGTTTAGCGACTTGTCAAGCGATATTGGCGTGGTTGATGTAGCTATTGAGAATGGTTGTCATTAAGGTTTACAAAATAAAAAAGTCATTCAGCCGGGAATTGATTTGGGGGTTGAATAAGAGAGTTAGTGTAGGCTATTGAGAATGGTTGTCATTAAGGTTTACAAAATAAAAAAGTCATTCAGCCGGGAATTGGATTTGGTAGCTGAATAAGAGAGTTAGTGTAGGCTATTGAGAATGGTTGTCATTAAGGTTTACAAAATAAAAAAGTCATTCAGCCGGGAATTAGAACACAAGCGGAATTTCAAAAAAAGTTTTGCGGAATTTCTAACCCGTATCAATCACCCGTATCAATCACAAGAAAGCCGTAACAATCTTATGACTGTTACGGCTAGTGCCTTTATTTTCGATAGATTTTAAAACTCTCAGCGATTCCTATAGGCTCCATATCTTCCGGAATCTCTATATAGTTATCATCAATATACGATACCATACCTTCTTCATCTGAACAATCCTGTAAGTATTCGTCCGCTTCATATATAATACTTAAAGCTTCTTTACTGAAAGTTAATCTATCGTAAACGATATCTATAAAAATCTGTTTTTCCATTTTTAATATCTCACTAGTGAAGAACGTTGACCAAAAGCTTTGCGCCCTTTAGCCGGCGCGTATTCAGCGGCATGTACGGCGGTGTAGTCGACGGATTTTTGCTCCGCTACATATCCTTCCGCTACGCGCTTATGATATTCTTTAATTCCGGCTTCGATAATTGCTTTTTGAATTTCGTCGTTCATTTTAAGCTCCTTTGTTTTGATTCAAAGACGGCGTTCTTGCCGTCTTTCTATTCTTTAAGTATCTCATAAAGAGATTAACGTCAAGTTAAAGAGATTCAGAAAATTCTGATTTATACATGCTTTAACCCCTATAAGTATAATTAACAACAGTCACAATAACCGCCAAATAGACGGCCATAAAAACTATCCATAGTACTTCATTAATCATTCTTCATACCCCGGTAAATTTAAATTAAAATCTTCTTCTTTAATCAAGATATTGAAAATAACTCACAATTAATAATTCTCGCACAGAATTTTACCGTTATATATAGTCGAAAAACCTGGAACATCTTCCGGATTATACGGTTTACTGTACTGTTCTTCATACTCCGACTCCGTGTATTCCGTGAATGAAGTCCTAAAAGCTATGATATCGTCGAGTGGAAACGGAAGACCGCAATCTTCGTAAAAATCAAAAAGCTCTTTTAGGTTTTCCTCATTAATAGTCTCTAAACCTCTATCTTTACGAATTAAATTTACTACATATGCCGGATTAATTAAGTCAAACATTAAAAACATCCTTAAAAGAAAAATTAAAACAATTAATATCCGTATATTTTGCCGTTTCTATATGTGTACTAACAGGCTTAATATACCCGTTAGCCGTTTTATATACATTGAAATCGCAAATTTCGTGCCAAACATTAGCGACTACGCTGTTTAAAACAGCTTTGATAGTCTTTTCGTCGCCACGTTCAGCGGCGTAGTTTAATATTGAAATCATAATATCTCCTTTTTATATATTAATAGTATCATATAGAAGTTAAGGCTTTACTAATAGCGAGAATTTCTTTTTTATGAGCTTTCCAAAATTCCCACGCGTTTGAATCCATTAATGAAATTGTTTTCTTATTGAATTTCTTCCACTCATCATGTGAATAGCCTTTGCACCCAATGAAAATATTCTTTCCTTGGAAAATAACGGTGTAGTATAAGTGATTTAAAACAACAATTTTAGCGCGGTTTAACTTCGCGCCGGATAAGTATGCTCCGGATAAATTCGCTCCGGTTAAGTTTACGCCGATTAAATTCGCGCCGTTTAAGTTTACGCTGATTAAATTCGCTCCGGTTAAGTTTACGCCGATTAAATGCGCGTCGGTTAAATTCGCTCCGGATAAATTCGCTCCGGATAAGTCCGCGCTGTTTAACTTCGCGTCGATTAAATTCGCGCTTCTTAAATTCGCGTCGGTTAAGTCCGCGTCGGTTAAAATTGCTCCGGGTAAATTCGCTCCGATTAAATTCGCGCCGCTTAAGTTTACGCCTTTTAAATTCGCGCCGGGTAAATATGCGCCGCTTATTCTCGCGCCGGATAAATTCGCTCCGTTTAAATTGGCTCCGGATAAGTCCGCGTCGGTTAAATTTGCTCCGGATAAGTCCGCTCCGGATAAATTCGCTCCGGTTAAGTTTACGCCGATTAAATTCGCGCCGGATAAATTTGCGTAGGTTAAGTCCGCGCCGTTTAAGTTTACGCTGATTAAATTCGCTCCGGTTAAGTTTACGCCGATTAAATGCGCGTCGGTTAAATTCGCTCCGGATAAGTCCGCTCCGGATAAGTCCGCGCTGTTTAACTTCGCGTCGGATAAGTCCGCGCTGTTTAAATTCGCGTCGGTTAAGTCCGCGTCGGTTAAAATTGCTCCGGATAAATTCGCTCCGTTTAAATTGGCTCCGGATAAATTCGCTCCGGTTAAGTTTACGCCGGATAAATTTGCGTAGGTTAAGTCCGCGCCGTTTAAGTTTACGCTGATTAAATTCGCTCCGGATAAGTCCGCGTCGGTTAAATTTGCTCCGGATAAGTCCGCTCCGGATAAGTCCGCGCCGGATAAATTTGCGTAGGTTAAGTCCGCGCCGTTTAACCTCGCTCCGGATAAGTCCTCGCCTTGGAAAATAATTTCGTCGGCTTTATTTTTAATGGTATACATATATGAAAGCTCCTAAAATGCGTTGCGGACTACGCTGTTTAAAACAGCTTTGATAGTCTTTTCGTCGCCACGTTCAGCGGCGTAGTTTAATATTGAAATCATAATATCTCCTTTTTATTTATTAATAGTATCATAT